ATCTAGTAGATAGCTTAAGGGCAAACCAAAGATCAACTAAGGATATTGACTCATTATTTAAAGAGATACTTGGATTGCAAGGCAGAAAGACTCAGCCAGGAAGAACTCCTGAACAAATAGAATCAATTGAGTCTCAGCTAAAAACATCTATTGATAAACTTCAAATTGAAATTGCTAAAATTACTCCTGATTTTGAAGTTGCAAGAAGCAATGAACCTATATTTAGCCCTCAAGCAAAAACATTAGGTAAGACTCAATCATCTGCCTTTATAAGCGACTTTAATACTGGATTATCACAGTTCCTTAAAGGTGAAAAGTCTGGAAAAGAATTTGGAGATATTTTAAAGAATCAGTTTACAAGTCGTATTGTTGATAACTTTGCAACGGGTATAACTAGTAAATTATTTACTGAATCTACATTCTCAAATTTATTTGCAGGCTCAGCCAATTTAGGTGAAAATTTTGGTTCTGTATTAAGACCTGCCAAAGAAATCCCAGTTAATTTAGGAGAATCAGAAGTAATTGATAAACTATTTACTGGTGAAGGTATTGCTGGTTTATTTGGTGGCGCAACTAAAGGCCCAGTACCAGTTACTGTAGTACCGGGACCTGCTAGTATATTTAAGCCTGGTGCAAGCGGTGGATTATTCGATGGTATTGGGGATAAATTAAAAGGCTTTGGAAGTGGTCTTAGTGACTTCTTTAGTAAAGGCTTTTCTGGGTTTGGCTCATTATTTAGTTCGTTTCCAGCATTTGCAGAAGGTGGTGCTATTCCTGGAAACATGGGTAGTGCAACACCAGTCCTTGCTCATGCAGGAGAAATTATTTTGAATGAGGCACAACAAGCTAGAGTAGCTGCTGCTATGAATAACTCAAATCAACAAGTAGTTAACGTAAATATTACAGGCGATATTAGTCGTCAAACAAAATCGGAAATTTATAGAATGCTCCCATCTATTGCTGAGGGGGTTAACTCCCACAATAGAGAGAAAGGATTAAGGTAAAATTATGTATGGTATCTATGAAAATGGAGAGGTGATTGCTAAGTTTACAGCACCGCTAACAATTAAAAGCAATCAGCCAGTCTTCGTTTCAGATACCCTATCACTAAAACGATTTATTAGCCGTAGGAGTGCTCAACGTTGGGAAATCAACGCTGGCCTTGAGCCTCTTACGACTGATGCTCAGGACCTAATGGTTAATTTAGTGACTAAGGGTTATTCTGAAACAGTGACAATAATTGTGCCCCAAAATTATGGAGCTAAGATGGTTAAAACAGCCACTGGAACTCCTGTAGTTTCTGGTGTAGCTGGACAGAGTCAAGTTGTTATTTCAAGTGGTCTTTCTGGATTATTGCCAAAGGGCACTTTTATAAAGTTTTCAAATCATTCTAAGGTGTATATGACTACCTCTAATTTAGTAGGTAATGGTGTATTAACATTATTTCCTGCTCTTGTATCAAATGCAACCGGTACAATGACATATAGTAATGATGTGCAAATGCAATGTTTATATGACACAGACGTAGTAACAGGTATGGTATATAGTGATGGTGTTTTAATGGACACTGGAGAGATAAGGTTATTGGAGAAGTTATGATAAAGTTTAGTCAAACAGTTCAAGATATATTAGCACAACCGCTAGTAGAAGCATTTTACTTAGTAGAGGTAATAATGTCTGAAAGTGTTTCTTATAAGTCTACTACATTCTTTAGAGATGTTACTACAATGAATGGTGCAACACCTATTGCCACATATTTAAGTGATGGTAAAATTGTAAGCATTGATGCTCCCAAATTATCCTCTACAGTTGATAGAGAAATTTTTAAAATTAGTTTTGCAGACCCCAATTTTACTTTTGGGGCTACGATTGATTCAGGATTAATAGGAAAGCTTGTAGACGTTAAAATAGGCTTTGTTAATCAAACAACTAAACAACCAGAGTTAGATGCAGAAAATGTAATTACAGTGTATCGTGGAAATATTGACTCAAGTGATTATGCTATTAATACTGCAGAAATAGGTGAAGTTCTTTTAAATGTTGGCTGTTCAAGCCCAATGAATGACCTTGACTTAGTAAAAGCTTTTTATACAACTAAAGATGCTGCATCAACAAGAGATTCTTCAGATACTGCTTTTGATCAAATCTATGAAGGTTCAGGTATCTTACAACTTAAGTGGGGGAAAGTATAATGGCAGAGTTTATTGCAGCTGCAAAGTTTATAGGTTCTATCCTAGCTACAGCAGCACCCTACATCACAGCCGCTTCAATTGCTTATCAAGTTACACAAGCTAGAAAGATGCGAAAGGCTGCACAAGCAGCAGCTGAAGCTAGAAAAGGTTTTGAACTTGTAATTGAAGGCGAAGGAGTGACTTTACCAATTGTTTATGGTAGAGCAAAAATTGGTGGTGTTAGAGCATACCACAACACAGCAAGTAATTACGTTTATACGACGCCAAATAGTGATAAAGCAATTGTTAGTTCAGGTTTTAATAACAGTATTAATGGAGAAAAGAATGAATTCTTATTTTTCCAACAAGCTTTATGCCAAGGTCCAATTAGCAATGTCTATGATGTTGTTTATGATGAGTCTCGTTACTCAGATGATCCAGACCTAAATTCATCCACTACTATTACATACGATAGCGGTGATGCTGAAAATCCAAACATTTATACAGAAACTAAACTAAAGTCAGGAACTCGTATTGATTTACACTATGGTGATTCTGCAGTTGCAGATACTATTATGGCTGCTAATCATCCTGAAAGAGTCAACTCAATCTTTACACAAGTAAAAAATGGACTTGGACTTGCATATGCCTCAGTAGTTATAAAACTAGATAGAGATGATCCAACTTTTAATGCTGTACCAATGTTACAATTCTTTATTGAGGGTAAGAAAGTAAAGAATATCATTAGGTCAGGTACTGTTGGAAATTACAGTTATTCAGTAGATCCATTAAGAGCATATTCTAATAACCCTGCTTTGTGTTTATTAGACTACTTACTAGATACTACTTCTGGTAAAAATATTGATATTTCATTGATTGACTTAGAGTCTTTCTATAATGCTAAAGTTGTATGTGATCAGGTTGTATTACAAGATGCTACTGTTGGTGGCAAAATTTATTTCCCAACTAATGGGAGCACTGGTGCAGAAGGCATTACTCCTACTTCAGTAACTAGAGATGTTAAGCTTTATGAGTGTAATGCTATTATCGACACACAAAAGCCTCTCAGAGAAAACGTAGAGGCTATTTTAGCTACTATGGGTGATGCAAGACTTATTTGGTCTGCTGGTAAATATAAGCTCAATTTACAGTATCCAAATAATAATGCTGCAATTGTTCTTTCTGCAGATCTAACGGATGAAGATTTAGTATTAGATAATACTGTTACAATTAATTGGCCAAGCTCTAGCGAGAGACTAAACCAATGTATTGTAAGATTCCATAATGAATCTGAAAACTTTAAAGAAGATACAGTATCTTGGCCTCCAAAGGTTTCTGGCACTTCATTAAGAGGTATTGGTGGATTTAAGTATCAAGTAGCAGAAGATGATGGTTGGCCAGATAATGCTGGTGGTAATTTACTTAAGAAATATGCGGTATGGTCTGGTACAGGTTCTTCTTTTGATCAAACATGGAAGTTCTTCGTAAAAGAAACTGGTACATTTAATATTGAATATACTGGTGATAATAGTGCAATAGTTACAATTACAACTGCAGATGGATCTCCCGTATTTTCAGGTAGTAACTACAATTATCAAGCCGTAAATACAGGGACATTTAATTTAACTGCTAATACAGAGTACCGTATAAGAATTCAAGGTAATGATGACAATGTAGGTAACAAAGGTGTTGCTGCTAAGATTAGCAAGGGCTCATTTATTTACTGGACTACTCGCTCGGAAAATTACACTGGCTTTTTAACAGTTGTTAATGACGCATCTGTGTTTAATCAAATGAAAGCAGATGATAACGGTATTGACTTAGAGACTGATATTTTTGCTGACGGTGTAACAGACTACTATCATGCATTAGCAAAGGCCGAAGAACTTGTTAGGGTAAGTAGAACTGCTTTTGGTATTCAATTTAAATACGTCATTAAAGATAAGTTTTTAGAGCCAGGTGATTTTATTAGGCTAAATAGTGAAACATTAAATTTAGGTTTAGATGGTGAACTTTATCTTCGTGTTAATGAAGTTAAAATTACAGAAGAGTCTGTATGTGAAGTAAATGCAACTAGATTTGATTCTACACAATTAGCTTGGAATGTAAATGATAACGAATACATTAGAGCACCTAATGTTTATAACTTTGTATTTGGTACTCCTACAAGTTTAGTGTACACTCAGCAAGAAACTGAAATTTTAAATTCTTCAGGAAAATTAACTTGGAACGGAGTAGACACAAGTGCATTAGACACCTACATTACTTATTATTATATCCCAGGAAATATAGATGTAAATCAAGAGATTATTTGGACTGAACTAGGTAGAACCACAGATACCAGTTTTAATCTTCCACCATTAACAATTGACAAAACAATTTTTGGTGTTAGGGCATTATCTAAGGCAGGTAAACTGTCTAATATGGCAACAACTGCTCTTGTTAATATTGAACCTGCAGTTGTCGTATCCCCCTATACAGTAGTATTGTCTAATGATTCATTGGTATTTACTTGTGATAAAGACGGTAATCCACTTTCTGGGCAATTACCTAAAACAATAAATGTTTATACTTATAAAGGTCTTGACTTAGTAACTTCAGGTATTACTTATGGACTTACTGAGACAGGTTGTACTGCGGTAATATCTAATGGTGTTATAACAATTTCTAACATTAATAACCTTTATGCAAGCATTGTTGTAACAGTTACAATTGATTCGAGAACTATAACCAAAACAATATCTCTTGCTAAGGCAATAACTGGTGCAACAGGCTTAACTGGAGATCCTGGAGATCCTGGTGTTAACGGCAATCAGTATGCAACAGTAACATTGTATCAATGGTCTACTGCTACCCCAGGTAATCCAAGCAATGAAAGCGTTTACACATGGGCGACTGGAGTTAATGGGAATTATACAGGTTCAGGAAATTGGTCAACAACTATTCCTACAAATCCAGGAATTCCACAATTACAATTATGGACAGCAACAAAATCTATTTCAGCTATAGCAGGTACAGCCACTACAATAGTATCTTGGTCTAGTGGTTATAACATATCCTCTGTAACAATAAATGGAGCTACAGGAAGCCCTGGGATTAATGGTTTACAAATTGCTAGACCTACTGTTTATCAATGGGCCTTATCAATACCTGTTTCTCCAGTAGGTACATCTACTTATACATGGGCTACAAATAGTTTTACACCTACCCCTAGCGGATGGAGTCAAGTAATCAATTCTGCACCTACTGCTGGTTATACTTTGTGGGCAGCAGTTGTAACTATTTCGGATAATGCCTCAGCTACTACTACTTCAATAAATTGGACTAATTCAAGTGTTATTGCTTCAGGTTATGCAGGTACAAATGGTAGTAATGGTTCTCCTGGTCAGCAGGGTGCTTCTGCTAGGGTTTCTTATACTAAAACAGCATTAACTTCTTTAGCATCTACTCCCTTTAATATTGTTACAGTAGGTAACACATCATATCCACCAAACACATCATGGGGCTCGGATACAGTATGGCAAGGTACTCCTCCAACTATTAATGCTGGTGAATCAGTTTATCAATCTGATGGTATCTACGATCCAGTAACAAATAATACGGTTTGGAATGTACCATATCTATCAGCTTTAAAAGTAGGTAGCTTATCTGCTATTACAACTAATACAGGTAGTTTAACTGTATCTGGTACAATCAAGTCAAGTACTGCTGAAATCAGTGGAACAACAATGACTGGTGCTGGTGCAGTCGTTTATTCTAATGGTCAATTTGCTGTTGGTAATAATACTAATAATATTACTTATAACGGTAGTGTTATAACACTTAACGGGCAAGTTGTAGTACCTAGTAACATTGATACACGTAATCTTACTATTAAAGATTCAGCAGGAAATGTAATCTTTGGTTCAGGAACCAATCTTGATTATTCAAGAATTACGGCTTCATCCGGATGGTTAAATAATAATATTGCATTAACAGTTAATAGCAATGGTACAATTAGCGCTTCTGGTGGACCTTCTGTTTCAGGTGGGGTTACAGCAACTGGTATTAGTGCAGTACAAACTAGTCTAGGTAATGCTCCCGCTGGTATTTTAAATAGTAATATTAGTTTAAGTAGTAACGGTACACTCAATAATGCTGGAGGTGGTACAGTAACAATTAGTGGTCTTGGTTATTCAGGTGCATTAGATGCAACTAAAAATGTATTTACACAAGGTGCAATTGCAAGTAGACCTACTGGTGCAGATGGTGATATCTTTTATGCAACAGATATTTTTCAGTTATATCAGAAAATTTCTGGTAGCTGGGTCTTAGCAGCTAATAATACATCTGTAGATGCTTCAGGTATAATCCGTGGTACTTCCACTGGTGCGGGTACAGCTGTTGCAAATAGTCAAATTACTATTTCAGGTGGTGCTATTAACGGTATTGGTACAGGGTCTGGAACTACAGTGGCTAATTCAGCTATTACTATTTCTTCAGGCTCAATTAATGGTATTGGTACTGGTAGTGGTACAGTAGTTGCTAATAGTGAAATTAATATTGTCAATGGGGCACTCTCAGGAATTGGCACAGGTACTGGGACAGTAGTTGCTAATAGTGCAATTGCGGTGTCTGGAGGTAATATTACAGGTATTGGAACTGGCAATAACACTACAGTTGCTAACTCTTCAATTACTGTTTCAGGAAGTACTATTAATGGTATTGGAACTGGAAACGGTACAGCTGTAGCTAACAATGCTATTTCAATTGGTTCAGATGGTACTTTATATGGTGCTGGTGGTGGTACAGTTACCGCCAGTGGTTTAGGTGCTGTTAGAACAGACCTGGCAAATGCCCCTGCTGGTATTTTGAATAGCAATGTAACATTAGGTACTCTTGGTGCTGGTGGTTTTGCTTACTTGAATACTATTACAAGTGGTAATGTTTCTACATATATTTCAGGCGCAGCTATTGGTACGGCTCAGGTTGGTATATTAACTGCTGGAAATATTGGGGCTGGAACTATTGATGCAAGTAAAATTGCTGCAAATACGATTACGGCTGATAAGATTAATAGTGGTACAGTATTTACAAATTCTCTCCAAGTAGGAAGTGCTCCTGCTGTGTCTGGTACTTCAATGACCGGATCAGGTGGTATATTAAATAGCAATGGTACATTTGCTTTAGGTAATAATTCTACCAATATTAGTTATAATGGTAGTCAGATGACGCTTAATGGTAATGTGGTTGCTACTGGAAATATTAATACTAATGCCGTTACAACAGCTGCATACGGTTCTTATAATGGATTTCATAGATGGTGGCAGGGTTCTGTAACCGGACCTTTAGTTGACACTTTTGCATCAATCTCATTTTCTGCTAATGCAGGAGATATAGTATTACTTGAAGCAACCTTTGATCCCAGGGTTAATACACTTTATCCTTATATTTGGGATGAATATACCTATATTTCTGTTTTAAGAGCTCAACTTCAGTTTAATGGTGTTGTTGTTACAGAGACAAAAAGTTCTAGTATTACAAACTTCGGTGGAATAAGTGACACTAGTCCTATTACAGCTTTAGAAGGCTGGGTAACCTCCAAAGTTATTCGGGCAACAGCAACGGTTAGTACAAGTGGCACTCAGACTTTAAGTTTAAATGGTTATTCCTATGGGTTAGCAGGTGGTTTTGGTAATGGTGGTTCCTACGCTTTTCAAAACATTGTTTTAAGTGCATTTATTCGGAGACGCTAATGAAATTTTATGCAAGAATATCTA